CGACTTTTCAGTCGCGTCAGAGCGCCCCGGCCACGCAAAGTTTAAAATCTCTGGTCGTTTCTTGGCAAATTTCTTAACATATTTCAATTTACCCTCTATTTTATCAACCTGAAAGAAGAACTTGACATTCGACTTCCCTGCTTCATAAAATTTCCCGTTATAAATTAAAGTCTGCTCTTTCTCATCATATAGATCGAAGCATACGTTATTTTGCTCTAGGATGACTTGCAAATCAGGGTCTGAGTGCTTGGTCGTTGAAAGGTCAGTTTTGAACGAGTCAACCACCGCCTTAAATCCTACCGAGCTCTTTAAAACTGAATCACTAAAGACAACCTTATCACTATTTTCTGAACAAATTTCTTTCACTGGTTCTGATTGAAAATGGCATACTGGTTCACTAAATGAAAGCTGAGACTCGATTTCCCCCAAATAAGCATCTGGGTCATAATCGGGTTCGTTTTCCATTATGTAAGACCAACTATTCTTAGTATTCTCATTAGCTAGGAAGTCTGTGAGAGAAATAGCGGGCGCTGTGTAATTGTATTTAGTTTCAGTAGTTGCCACATAGACATCTCTATCCCTATATTCAATCGCAAAACGCTTAACATTCTTCTCATCGCCGAATTTCTTCTTAGACTTGGCTTCTTTCCGATTCTGCCACGTTTGCACGTCTTGGTCACGGTGAGTAGCTGCTGAGTCTTTCTGTCCATCGGATTCATTCCTAGTAATTTGGAGCCACTTAACTGAAGTTGCTATATTGTAATCTCTCTTACCGGGTTCGTGAACACCGGCAGCTCTATGAATTCCCACGACTTTACCGCCACCATCTATGAGTGGTGTTCCACTCCAGCTGGGTTGGGTAGAAGCGTAGTGTATTAATATCACCGCACTAGGTTTAAACCGCCCTTCGGAGACAGCTAATTTCCCCCCACTAAAACCATAAAGTTTGATACTTGATGAATCAGCTTTAACGTCAAAGTTGAGAGCTAGTTGCTTAACTCCTAAAGCAGTCCACTTGCTCGATTTAATTTCTATCGCCACCAAATCCAAATCTGTCGATTTCATTACTACAGGTTCCAATCGTGAAAGTATAATCTTCCTCTCTTGGTTAACTATATATAATTCATCAACTACGTAGGACATGGCTTTAAGTACATGCGCTGCCGTCAGCAGCACATCCTTTCCGTCCAATAAACATCTGCATCCCATTCCTATAATTTTGCTTTCTGAAGTTGCTAAAGCTACCACACCCTTGGGCCATGAGGTGCTAAGCCGCAAAGTGGATCCTTCTAAAGCTTTCTCCATAATATCTTTCGATGTAGGAGGAACGCTCTTGGGTGGACCCCCAGCAGCGGCCAACATTAGTCCGTCTTTTATTGGAATAAGCAGGTTCTCATCTCTAAATCTAATTCTCAAACATACTTGCGAATTATGAGTAACTAGCTCTTTAGAAGCATCATCAATCAC